TAAACGAATACTGATACGCCACAACGGAAGTAGACGTAGGGCGAAGTCTAAATTCAACGCAATCGTTTGTAGTGTCGCCCAGAATGGCCGCAACAACGCTTCCATAAACGCCGGTGGTAGTTGAAGCGCCGGTTCCACTTAGCTGTCGTTGGCTTGTTAAATTACTTGCAATGGGCAACGACATAAGAAGATTTGTATCTGTAGCGGACGCGGTTGCAGTAATTGAAACTAGTCCAATCACCGTTACCATGTTTCCTACGCGCATGTAATAGGAGGCACCAAAGGTAACGGATGCCACGTTGGTGTTGGTGCTTACTTGGACGGGTGTATACGACCCCGAAAAAACATTGCCGTCCGTTGTTGCGGGTGTGGTAACAGTAACCCGGCTGGTTTTAATGCCGCCAGTGACATCTACCGCGCAAGTGGGAGCGGCGGTAATAACGCCCAAAAAGCCCGTCGTGTTTAGCGTAGTAAACGCGCCGGTGTTGGGCGTTGTACCGCCAATAGGCGGCGGCGAAGCTAAATTTAACGGATAGTTAGAGACTAACTGAAATTTTGCGCCGTCATACACCACTTGAACCATTTGTCCGGTAGTAATGTCGCCGGCGTCTAGAACGGCGCTACCTTCTTTAGTGACCGTTTTTGCACCCAACCCATTCAAGTTCAACGTCACGCTAGATGTGGTGTTGGTTCCGGCAGCAACAAAATTAAACATTTGCCCCGCGGCGTAAGCGATAAAACTAGAAGACGTTACGGTGGCCGTAATGGTATCCGAACCACTTACGCCGGTCAGAAACTGCACGGTGCCAAACTGGTCACCACCGCCGATATTATCAACGGTCCAAATGTCTACGTTTGCGGCGGTCGCCAATTTGAATTTGTACGCCGCAGCACCAAGCCAAACATCGGCCTCGCCTCTGGAGTCTAAGATGACGGGATTTGTATTGTACGTCGTGCCCGAGGCGTCATTGTAAGTCGCCAGCGGGGTGCTGGTGCCAGCCATGTACGAATACAAAAGCCCCCCGGACAATGGATTGCCATTTGAATCGAAGAATTGCAGTTTAGGGGGTGGCGAAAGCGTGACTGACATGACAATCTCCGAAGGCTTAGTTAGCCATCATTGTAATCCAGTTGGTCCCATCGGACTGAATCATAGCAAATTTACCGGCGGTCGCCGCAAGAATTGCTGTGCCCGCCGTGTTGGACCCTAAAGGAATGACGTTAGATGACGCAGAAGTCACCGCAATCGCCGTGACGTTGTTCAAATACAAAACGCGGCCTGTGAAACTTGCGGCTGCCGGCAAGGTGACCGTGCAGGCCGTGGTCGTAAACCGCAGCGATACGTCGGTGGTCGCTACCGTGTAGGTGGCCGCATTGGTTAGGCTGGGCGCTCGAAAAGCAATCGAGCCGTTGACATCCAAGTTGGTCGTAGGAGTTCGGCTAATGCCAACATTGCCGCCAAAATAATTATTGGCCGTGCCAGCTGCATAAACGCCAAAAGCTGTACCGCCGCCAGAAGCGGTGTTAACACCGGAATAGAATCCATAAGCCGTCTTGCCCGCAGTGACTGCGGCGGTATTATCCGCTAGAAATGCGTAGTTGGTGGTAGCGCCAATAAGGCTGCTTGCGCCGTAAAATCCAGTTTGAGTGGTTACCGTAGACCCAGCGCCAATAGTTCCCTGTCCCGCAAGAAAATGTTGAATTGCCGTAGAAAACGGTGCGGCGGCGGTGCCTATAGTGGAAGTATACCCTCTCCCCGCCGTAGTAACATCGCTTTGAACGATTACGCCCGTATTGTTGGCATATGCTGTCGTGGCTCCAGTGATGGCTTTGGCGTTGTTAAAATTAACCCCGGCAGTCCCAGTAGATCCCATGTTAATGGAACCGTTAAACACATTGGGCGCGGTGCCTTGAGCGTAGAAAGCGTAGGCCGTACCGCCGCCAGAAGCGGTGTTAACACCGGAATAGAATCCATAAGCCGTCTTGCCCGCAGTGACTGCGGCAGTATCACCAGCTAGAAATGCGTAGTTGGTGGTAGCGCCAATTAAATTGATTTCTGCGTAAAATCCAGTTTGGGTGGTTACAGTTGACCCCGCGCCAATAGTTCCTTGGAATGCGTAAAAATGTCTAAGGTTTGATAACGTAAACGCGGTGGCGGCGGTTCCTAAGTTAGTAAGATACCCGCGAGCTTGGTTAGTTACATCACTCTGGACAGTCGCAAAAGTATAGTTGGCGTTTACAGTGGTAGCGCCGGTAATGTTTTTGACGTTATAAAAATTAGTGCCCGCAGGCGCAATAGCGCCTATACCCGCGCTGGTATTGGCGACCACCGTAGTGAACACGCCGGTAGTAGGTGTTGTAGCGCCTACAGTGCCGTTGATGTTGATGGACGCCGTACCGGTCAAATTGGTCGCCGTGCCGCTGGACGGCGTACCCAGCGCGCCGCCATTGACCACAAACGCGCCGGCAGTTCCGGTGTTGACGCCCAACGCGGTGACAACGCCGGTGCCCGTTGTAGTGGTCGCAGGCGCTACGCCTGCGCCGCCGCCGATAACCAAAGCATTGGCCGCCAACGCAGCCGATGACGCCCAAGTGCTTGCTGAAGAAAAATATGGAACGCCGCCAGATGTTCCGGCAACCGTTAACGCTAGCGTGCCAGACCCAGTAACAGGCGACCCGGCTACTGATATAAGGCCACCGGTAAACGTTTGCGCGACGCTAGTGACCGTGCCGGTAGTTGGGGTGGTCCAAGTGGGCGTGCCAGCGCCTGCGCTGGTTAGCACCTGGCCTACAGTGCCAGCCGCAGTAAAGTCATATGCCGTACCGGTGCCGTATGAGACAGCACCGGCGGTTGGGGTGGCGGTTGAGTTAGTGCCGCCGTTGGCGATTACTAACGTTCCGCCCAGCGTAATCGTGCCCGACGATGTTATGGGACCGCCCGACGTCGTAAACCCGGTGGTGCCGCCAGATACATCTACGCTGGTGACCGTGCCAGTAGTCGGCGTAGCCCATCCCGGCGAACCGGCGCCGTTGCTGGTCAATACTTGCCCTAGCGAGCCAACCGTTGTAAATCTATATGACGCGCCGTCACCGTATGCTATGGCGCCGGATTGCGGCGTAGACGTAGAATTTGTTCCGCCATTCGCAATAGGTGTAACGCCAGTTCCCGCGCCGGTAATGGTGTACAGATTTAATAAGAATCGATACCACTCACGCGAAATTAACCCCGTATTAGGGTCTATTACAGGAACCCGAGGCGCGGTGATATTAGTCGTGTTGGGCGGGCTAGCCATTAGTGCCTGTTACTGTTAGTTCAGCGCCAATGATGGCAATCTTAACGGGATCAGTACCGGACACCTCATACACCCGGTCGCGCAGTTTTTCAGTCATGCCCAGCCGACGCCAGATGATGCGGGTGCCATACGCCCCAATGCCACCCATCGATGCCCAATGTTCGTTCGACCAGGTGTGGCCGCCGTCGTCGGACCAGCGAAGCATCACTTGCGGGTTGCTGCCTTGCCCAGTGTCTAACCCTACGCCGGATTCGCAATCCAACTGAACGACATGCTGAGCGGTTCGGGTAAGGTTGTTTTGCCCGGAGGGCAGCGCCCGCCACGACCGCAGCCATTTCTGTTCGGCACCATTATCGGCGTACACATCTAAGTCAAACGCATAGATATTGCCGTTAGCGTAATCGCCGACCACAATTTCGTTGTTGTAATTCATCTGGCAGTTGCTGATATGCCGCATGAACTGCCCGTTGCTGAACCCGGCCCGCTCATGCCATGCGCCGGTTGCAACGTCATAAACCCAAGTTGCGTTGCCAGCTGGAAAAATCAGCACATAAAACGCATGACCTTCCTGCTGATAGGTGTAGGCAATCGCGTCGGAAATGGTTGAATAGCTTTGAATAGCAAACTCGATGGCGTGCGTGCTGATACGCTGACCGGTGTAGCCGTTGGCTCGGTAAACAACCCCGTTACCGCGCGCGTCGGAGCCTAGCCAAAACAACCCGTTGTCCAGCTTGGCAACGGAATACGGCGCCGCGCACCCAATTTCATTAAACGCACCTTGAATGCGCTCCAACGGAAAATCAAGGTTACCGGCGTCGTACCAAACTTCGACTGAATTAGTACCAAATAACCATGCTTCGCGATGGTCTATTATGATTGACACTAACCCATCGGGCGACCCTTCCGCGCTGGCAAAATCCAGCGGGTCAACGGATGAACCATCCAAAAGCTGTGTAACCCAAATGGATTGCGAATTTGGTTGGTTAAAAACGAAATACCCGTCAAGGTAGCCTACTGTTACCGCGCCGGCAAAATCAGGGTCAGTAATCGGCGCAAACACGTTAGTGCTGGAGTTGTAGATATACCCGGCGGGGTTACAGGCAACAAATAATTGAGTTCCATTGTCGGACATGCTGACCGGGCCAGTGCCAGATACGGTGCCCAACACAGTTGTAGCCCACGCGGCGTCTATTTTGTATAGCGTGTTGCCGGATACTGCATAGCCGTAGCCGTCAAACTGCCACAAGCCTCGGACCGGACCGGTGCCTAGCGTTGCCAACAGCCGCAGCCCAGGCGCGCGGTTAAGAAAGCCTGCGTCTTTGCCATTTTCTGGGGTGGCTTCGGGGAACAAATTGACCATGCGGTTGTCCGCGGCGTTGACGCTGCGAGCCACATACGCTTGCCCCAGAATTGGCATTTTCATCAATAGTTGCCGGCAAAGACGTTGAACCGCTGGCGGGTGCCAACGATGCTGTACGGCAAGCTCATGATGTCATCTGGGTTGTTGATGCGCTTGAGGTTGCGTTTGCTGGTCATTGCAATGCGCGACACGGTGGGCGACGGTTCGACGCCAAATTCCGGTGCCAATTCGCACGCCAGATTGTATTTGAACGCCCGCAAGTAACCTGGCGGCAACGCCAGCACGGTTGATAACGACGCGGCTTGGTGCAATTCATCCACCGAAATGAAATGCCATTCCAGCACTCGCGTGGGCACAGGGTAAATGTACATCTCGATGTCGGGATAATTCATGTTCAGCCATATGACCTGCGGGTAGGTGCTGGTCACAGTCTTAACGGCAATGCCGTCATACTGCTGCTGGTTGATGATTTTGATGCCAAAAGAAATGCCGGTAGAAGCATCTTTAAAGTACGTCGAATCATCAAGCAGGATGGGGCGATTGCCCACAAAGTCGCCAGACGGCCCCAGCGTGCGGCTGATAGCGTTCGGGGGCCAACTAAACACCTGGTCTTGCGTTGAGAACACGCTAAGGCGCTCGGTGTTCCACGAATCAATCATTTGATTCATGGCGGTCAACGCATCTTGTGCGGTAGCCGCAGACGGCACTTCGCCTTCAGCTAATTGTCCAATTAACCGCAGCGCGGCGTTGATTTGGTCGCCCGCTGTCGTTGACGTCGTAAACGAAGTTGATGGGACAATAATCGTCATTTCACATTACTCCGGCCAGTATAAGCACAGCCGCTATGGGCAATGATAGATTCCAAAACCAAGAATGAACATCCCACACGCGCCGGTCGGCCCAACCCCACCAAGGCAGGTTTGCGCGGCGTCCTTGGCCGTAATGCTCGATCCACTTGTACTCGGCTTGCGCGTGTTCACGGCCCATCAAAACGCCCGACATCAACGCCGCGCCAATCCACCAGTTGCCGGTGGCAAAGCCCACTGCGGTTTGAACCGCAAGGGCGATTAGCAGGTGCTCAAGGTTGGTCATGCAAACACGCTCACGGCCCAGTCGATTGTAACGCCCGCGCCTCCGGGAGCAGCGTAAGTGTTGATGGTAAACCCAGCAGCAGAAATTGCGGTTATTGAAAACGGCCCAGTATTGGCGGTCGGCATCGACGTAAACTGCACG